GTACGCTATGGGCTACATCACGCCCCAAGAATAGCAGACCTACGAAATCAGCGGCTTTCATTCCATCATCCCTTGCTGTGGTGCGTACTCAGCCGATTCTGGCAACATTTCTTTCGTTTCCCGTCCGGGCATCTCGCCAACCAGATCGCCAGAGGTGATCATGCCGTGAAGGGTACCCATGACAATATCTTGGATCTGCTCTTCGGACATTCCGGCCTGGACCGCTGCGATACGCTTAGTCTCAGCGTCAAACGCCTTGATCTTGGCTTCGTAGTCCTTGCGCTCCATGTCCTGCGCTTCCATCGACTTGCCAACGTTCTGAAGCATCTGGTGCAGTTGATCCAACTCTGCCGCCATCGCCTGCATTTGCTGGTTGGCAGCTTGCAGTTCTGGATTTTCGTCAGCCTCTTGCATTAACTTCGGATCAATCGTCTTGGCAAACCGCTTTGCCATCTCTTGAGCACCCGGCCAGTCCATATTTTTCACAAATAGGTCACCAGCAACGGTCCACAACTGCGGGTTACCCTGTAGCAGTTGCGCCATCGCTTCAAGTGCCTCTTGGCGCTTGGTCGCATAACCAGGGCCGGTCGCAACCACTACGTCGTATTTGCCAACAGACGGATTGTAGACCTTATCGATCACAATACCTTCTTGGTTCTGGATCTTACGCACAGGTTCCTGTTGCGTAGGGTCAATCTTGACCATTTTGGTCTCGCCATCAATCCCGATAATGCGGGCGATGCGCTGCGTGTCGTAAATCTTTGGAATCAGGTCAACCAATTGCCGGCCAACGTAACGAACCGCTCGCGCCAAGTTGTCTTGGTAGTGGTAAGTGCCAACATCGCCCTCACGCTGGCGGGCCAAAATAGCCCTGCCAGAACGTTCGTTCGATTGCTGCCCAAGTGATGCGTTATACTGTCCAGTGGCAGACTTAATGTCCTCTGACGCCCCCAATTTGGCTTGCATCAGGCCAGATGACGCCATCGGAGGCTGCGCACGTTGAGGCAACGGCAAAATCGCACCCTGACCGTCCGTTACATCTGGATTGACCTCCAAATACGGCCAATTCTGGGTGTTCGCGGTCTTCCATTGGGACTCATACCCTTCAAACTGACCGCCATAACCAATAAACGGGGCCTTTGGAGCCAGCGCCAGCATCTCTGCCTCCTGGCTAGTCCAATAGTTGTACATCCGCTGCGCGTCTTTGGCGTTACGCACCAGACCGCTGATGTAAATGCGGCCTTCAACCTCGTATTCGTTGCCAATCACCCGCACAACGGGGATGCAACTACCGGCCCATTCCTGTTCTTCAAGGATTTCGTAGCCGTTGATCTTGCACCACTTGATCTTCTTGATCTCTGCGTCGCGCGACTTCTTTGGCGTGCCGTAAACCGCTTTTAACTGCTTATCTTCTGGCGTACCGTCAAAAGCAGTGACGTTTCCAGGGTACAAATTCAGCTTTTTGCGTTCGTAATCGCAGTAAAAATACTCTGCGATACGGATTGTGTCAGTGTTCAACCACTGGCTCAGGTTTTGATCCCCAACACCTAGCGTTTCCAGCGTTGACAAAGGCGACGCATTCGGGAAAAGCCTTGCGTATTCGTCTTTAGACAGGTCTTCGGTGATAAAACACCACTTCGCGTCACTGCCGCAAGGGTCTTGGATCAGCGGGTCCATGTAGACCGAGAAACTGTTCCTAACGCGTGCAATCTTAATGTCCTGATCAAACGTATCGTCGTCGCAATACTCAGTCAGGACCCGGATGTAGCCTTCGCCATAGGCGACTTGGTTCTCGCAGGCCGTGTCATAGGCCACATCTGCGTCAGAGATGTACTCAATGTGGCGCACCATGCCGTTGAAAATCTCGGCAACCTCAACGTCAGCGTTGTCATCAACCGGGATGACCTTGACGCTAGGCCGGTTCTGGCGTTGGTCGTTGGTAATCTGATGAACGTGCTGCGGCAGCTTGTTGATCGTCAGGCATGGCCGCGCGTTAATCGTCTGACCCTGCACCGCACCACGGGTCGCCAGCACATCTGCCGGCCACTGCCACTGGTTGTCAGGGCTACCCGCGTAAAACCGCAGGTCGTCTAATTCATCCTCACGCGATTCCGAGTACGCCGAGATTGCCATTGACAGGCGATCCCGCGCTGTTGACAGCACATCCGAGTCGCTCTTGAGTGGTTTGCCACCCAACGCGACGTTGCCAACAGCGTTAATCCCGGTGTAGTCACTCACTTCTTTTTCGCCGTCTTAGCCGATTCTTTAAAGTCTTTGGCCGTTGGCGCATTCTTGCTGCCAACTTTGTTCATCTTCTCGCCAGAGCCAGCGGCAATCCTAGCCTGTTTCGCGTGAATGTTGGCGTACAAGCCAGGTTTACTCATTTCTTCTTTGCCGCCGCGCGTTTCTCAGCGTAGGCAATCGCAACTGCTTGTTTCACCGGCTTTCCGGCCTTAACTTCAGTCTTGATATTTTCCTTAAAGGCTTTCGGGGAAGTAGATTTTTTGAGCATTATGCACCCATCCAAGATCCAGACATTGTAGACCCACTAGACCTTAACGTCCTAGGCGGCTCTTTGTATTCTCGATGCGCTACAGGGTAAGCAAAGGTCACTGCCAACGCATCCGCTGCATCAGGACTCGCCAACCCCCTAGCCTTCATTTCCTTCTTTCCCTCAAGAAAGAGCGTACCAGCACTATTTGGCTTCTTCATGGGTCCGACTAGATCGGCCTTTAATTGCCGATCCTTCGGAATGCTCGCAGACCGTAACCAGTCCCGCATAGCACCCCACATCTCAGCCCGCTTGTTGCCCCACATCACGGGGTTCTTGGCTTTCCAACCAAAGTTCACCCCACGCACCTTATACCGCTGCTCCGTTAACCTGTCAAGTATTCCATACCCTAGACCGCCCTCATCAATAACCGTCAACGTTGGCTTGTATTCCTCAATCGCGTCAATCACATTCCCAACCGTGGTCATCGTGTCGTCCCCGCGGAACCGCTTAATCGCCACAATATCCCGGCCTTGCCTCACCACAATCACCGTGGCATCTAATCCCCCGCGAGCCGGGTCAACCCCAATGACAATCGGCGCGGTCGAATCCTTGTACTTCTCGCGCTGCATCGCGTCATCTACCAGGCGCGGACCAATAAACTGGTCATCGCCACTTGCCGGGAATTCGCCGTACACCTCAACTCTCGCCTGCGGGGAATCTTCACCGTACTCGGCAATGATCTGTTCATAGGTGTTTTTGTCTGTTCCCTCAACCTCTCTGGCATCAATCTGCTTTCCCTTCCAGAAATCTCTCTTCCCATGAAAGGTCTCAAAGAAATACCCGCTGTTACGCCTGGGGTTGCTAAACGCAAACCAATACCGGTCCAAGATGTTCTCGGTGAAGAACCCGGCACCCACCGCCCAGATCGGATCGGGTATCCCTGACGCTTCGTCAAAAATCAGCATCATGCCGTCATGGTTGTGGACCCCGGCGTAGGCGTCTGGGTTTTCCTCTGACCACAGTTTGCCTTCTGCCGCCCAATAGCGCGTCCCCTTCTTGAGATCCCGCTCAACCAGTTCGGTCAACCACTGCGCCGGCACGATCTTCGTTGCGCTGATCTCCCACCAGTAGCTGTTGATGATCATCGCCTGCCACTTGGTTAACTCGCCCCAGGTCACCGAGCGCAACTGGCTTTCGCTGTTGGCGCTCACGATTACCGTTGAACCAATACGCGTGGTCAGCATCCACAGGATCAACCAACTCACCAGCGCAGACTTGCCAATCCCTCGCCCGCTCGATACCGCCTCGCGCAGCGTCTGCATATCAACCTGGCCCTGGTTGTCTTTGATGTGCTTGGCAATGTCTCGCAGGATCTCGCGCTGCCACTTCCTCGGCCCGCTGAACTTGGCCAGCGGCGTGTTTACTTGTCCCCACGGAAACGCAAACAAGACGAACGCCTCCGGGTTGTCCGCAATCGTTGGCGACCAAAGCTTGGTCATCAGGATTTGTTCGTCTTCGGCGCTATAACGAGTTTTTTGCATGGTTATCCCTTAAACCGCTTCCCAAAGCAACTTCTGCCCGCGCAAAAGTTCGTCAGTATCAATCCGTGGTCTGCTCTTGCAGTTCCAGTTGCCGCCTCCACGCTCGCCAACGCAGTTCCATCCGGACGCCTTCAGACTAGCGCCACCCTCTGCCGGCAGGGTGTAAGTGATTAGCCTTCGGTACCCCAACGCCTTTGCCGCTCGCCAGGCGGCACCGTACAGCATTGAACAAGCGTTCTTGGTTCCGTCCGTACAGCAGCGGTTTACCTCAAGCACCCAACCGTTATCTAGATGCCTAGACACCGGCCTGCCGACAATCGCCACTCCAACCACCTTATCGCCATCGCTCACCGCAATAGAAAACTTGTGGCCGACCACCGGGTTGTGATGCCGGTGGTTTACCTCAACAAAGGCATTTGCCTCTTCAAGCGAAATCGGGGTGATCAATAAGGGCATTTTAAAAAATAAAAAAAAATTCGTGCGGCCCCACCGTTACCGTGACCGGTCGCCGCCGGCCCTACCCGGCCCCCTCGGCGCGTGCGGGAAAACCCTCGGTCGGACCCCGTCGGGGCCAAAAATGCCGAGTTCTACGGATCCTAGAGGAGCCATAAGTCCTTACGAATCAATCACTTGCGAATCGCGATCTTCCAAACGTACCTTCCTAGGTACCAATAAACTCTCGCTAGGCTCAGTCGTAACAGGCGTAACGTCAACCGTAACAGCATCTGTTACGCCGAGTAACGGCGTATCCATCTCAACGATCTCAGACTCAATCAACCTGGCCTGCGCCTGCGCGAGCGCGTCGGTGATGCTGATATTGCCGCTCACCTCGATCTGCCGAGGCGCTTCAGTCCAACGCATCTGCGTCTTCGTCCACCAGATCAGGCTCGCCACGTCGCCAGCCATCGCCTTCTGAAACAGCGTCTGCCCGATGCCAGCGCTCGCCTTGGCGCGTCCGCGCTCCAGTTCGGTCATGAAGTACTTGCGCAGCGTGGTCGTGTTTATGCCATCGCCGATCAGCGGGGCGATGTGATGCTCGGCGACGCCCCAGTTCGCCAGCTTCTCAACCATCTCCCGATCCTTATCATTCGGCTCAAACGGATTCCGACCTGCGTTCGGTCGAGCGCCTCCTCTCGCCTTCTTTTCTTGAACTGATTTTTCGATTTTCTCCATTTCGTCATTTTCTCCTCAAAGTGAAACCTTTACGCACCGTATCGACCCGCATCGTACCGTAACACCGTAACACTCTAAGAGTGTGTTACGTTACGTTACGGTAAAATCGCCTTTGCCGCCGTAACATGTTACGCCGTGTTACGGCGTGTTACGG